TTACTTCGTTGGCTCCACGATCTCTCCGACACGACGATAGACGGTCTCGGTGATGCGCTTGTCGGTGTGTCCCAGCAGCCTGGATGCCCGGCCGAGGTCAGCAATTTCAGAGGCTGCCTTCGGGCGGATGTCTCGGAACTGAAACTGACGAATCGCGGTGGCCAGGGTCTCGTCGAGTTCCTCCAGCGCCGCGCCGGCGGCGGCCGATCGTGCTTCGTCAAAGCGAATGCGCAGCATGGAGGATGTCATCCGGCGGCCATCGGGCGTTGTGATCAGATACGGGCCGGCTACGCCGCGCTGGCGCCGCTGCTCGCACAGTCGCGCAACGAGTTCTCCAAGCGCTGTCGGGCAGCCGTCGACATCGAGCATGATGCGCAACTTCTTCGACGTCTTGCCCTGGGCGATCTGCAAGTGCCCGTCCTGAATGTCCGCCTCCCGAATGATCAGCACGTCGCTCGGCCGCTGTGCGGTGAGATAGGCAAGGTCCATGGCATCGCGGAGTTCCGGTGGTGCTGCGCCGTATACCGCGTTCCAGACCTCGGCCCTGGCGTAGAAATCGCGCGGCGTCTCGCGGCCCCTTCACCGGGTTTTCAGCCGTGACGATCCCCCACTCCCTGGCGATGTTGAAGATGTGGGAGAAGAGGGATAGCTCCCTGTTCGCCCGAACCTTCGCGGACCTCTTGTCCCGGTACTGTGCCAGCACTTGGGGGGTGAGCGCTTCGACCGGCGCCTCTGAAAACGCCTTTCTCAGTTGCGTCAGCGAGAGGAGGTTGTCTTTCTGGGTGCGTGGCGCTTTCCCGGGGATGATCTCTTTTTCGTACCGGTCGAACACGTCACCCCATTTGCGCAGGGTCTTCGGAGCCGGGCTGGCATCCAGCCTCGCCCACTCCAGCTTTGCCAGGTCCAGGTCGGTACCGAGCGGGATTTCCCTCCTCTTTCCGTCTTCGCCGCGGCCGTCGTAGTAGTAGCCAACCCACAACTTCCCCCCTTTCAGCTTCCTGGTCCGGCGAATCATCCGGGGCGGGAGATCCCTGTTCTTCGGCTGCTTCGGCCGCATTTCAACTCACCTTCGACAGATCCAGCGTCCACGGTTCCTGTACAGCAACCGTTCCGTTCGGTTTCACTCCGGCCAGCCGCAGGCGGGCATAGATCCGCCCGACGACAGGTCGCTGCGCAGCATTCAATTCGTACTTCCAGCCATGAGATGCCAGCCACTCGACCTGTTTTTTCGATGACTTGGCGCCGATCATGGCTTCCAACTCTTCCTTCGAGAGGAATTCAGACGGGGTTTCCATGGGTAGGTACCTATCCCGGCCTGACGGCCGGGTCGTGCCGCAGCCCTTTCCGTTGGGCCGCGGCATGGATGATTTCAGGTAGGATGCACCGGCTCACCGGTGACGGGACCAGCCTTGGCGGGCATGTGCCCCTGATCCGGTGGGCTTTCGCTGGGCGAAGGTCTGGCCGGAAACGGCGTTCCCGGCAGGATGCCCAGGGCGTCGGTGGCGCGTTGGACGATGTTGAGCGCCACTTGCAGCGCCGCCGCGTCGTCTTGCATGCGCATGAGCGCGGTCATCTTGGGCCGGTGCTCGGCACACACTCTGTCGCGAAGCTGACCGGCGGCGCGGCGAACAGCGTTGGCCGTACCGTGGTGCTGGAGCACCAGGGCCATGACTAATACCACGTCGACGCTGTGCATTTGCATCGTTGTGGTCCGCAGGAGCCAGCGGGGAAGGGCGATGCCTGGTTTCTGCTTCATCCGAAGCACCCCGCCTGCCAGGCCGCCAGCGTGCGGATGATCGGGAGTATCTCCACCAGCCCCACCACGGCCAGGCCGAGGGCAGCGATGATGCCGAGGGCGGTCAACGCTCTACGCATCGCTTGGCCCTCCCTGACTCGCCGCTGCCCGGTCAAGGCGCTCGATCTCAGCCAGCGCCAGGGCGCAGGCCTTGACCAAATCGCGGCGCGGAGTGGTTGGCTTCCACCACTGCTGGTCCCACGGCCACGCAAGCGACACCAGCAGGGCGGCGGTTCCATCGTTCGGAGCGCTGGAGCCGGCCAGGGCGTAGCAGGCGGCGGCGCGGGCCATCTGGCCGTGGCTGTGCGCATCGTCGTGCTCCGGCGTCCAGCCCTCTGCCTCGATCTGCCGCCGTCGCTCGGCCTGAACGTCGAGCCACGCTTGAGGCACTTCCTTGCCGGGCGCGGCGGCGATCTGATGCACGGCCTCAGCGCGGCGCATCAGACGTGCGAACGCTGCGAACCCAAGTCGCTCGTTCTCGGCCTCTGTGCTGTTCTCGTAGATCCGGCGCATCTGCGCTTCGGTAAGCGCGCTGCGGCTCTGGTCGAGTTCAGGCACGCTGTGCTGAGCCACGACCTTTTCGTCGGCGACCTTCGCCAGGATGATCAGGGAACGAGCGAGTTCGTCGGGCGTGAAGCTCTCGAAGTCGCGCAGGATGCGCTGGAGGTTCTTGTTGAAGTAGTGGGCGTCTACCCCGTAGCGATTGCGGGTGGCGGTCAGCTCCGCGACCCTGGCCAAGGCGGCGTCGGCGCGTTCGCGGTGGTGGTCGCGCTGCAATTGCATGCAGGCGAATTGCTCTTTCCAGCGCTCGGCATCGGACGGCGGCGCCTGGTCATTGATGAGGGCCAGCAGGCTCTCGGCTGAGGAGTGAACGTCGTCGAGGTCCGTTGACCAGCGCTGCGGGCTGGTGTCGTGGATGTTGTCCAGGGCTTCGACGATGCCGCGCAGGCGGGTAACGCATTGCTTGAGTAGGGAGGTGGCCGCTGGGGGCTCTCCCTGCTGTCCAGCGGCCTGGCCCAGGGTTGAGAATTTTTCCTGTGAGTCAATACTGATACTGACTGGGTTGCCAGAGGGTGTGCTATCGCCCTTTTTATAATTCAGAAAATTTTCTTCTCGCATAAGAATATCCTTAAGCCGGTATGGGCTTGCTGTATAAAAGTGCGATAAGTTCTACGTATATGGAATGGGAAAGGGGGCTAAATGGAAGTATGTAAGCTGTGCCGAAACGAGCGTGAACTCCGCAGTAGTCACTTAATGCCTAAGTCGGCATATCGGCAGGTGCGAGACCCGGAAGAACTCGGAGGAGGTTCCCCGCTACGATTCCATCCAGACGAAAATGAAGCGTTTCGTACTGATAGGCAGGTTGTAGCAAGAATGCTCTGTGGTGATTGTGAACAACTATTCAGTGCTAGGGGGGAGAGCGTAGTTTCAAGGTTGTGGGCTACAAGAGAAGGTTTCCCTTTGCTGGATAAGCTTTCACAGTGCCGGTCTCGTCTGGAACTTGGAGAGGTTGGTTTCTTTTACCCGCCGGATTGTGTATCGCAGGAGGTTTCCTTTGCTCTATATTATTTTGCGGCAAGCATAGTCTGGAGATCCAACCATTGGGACTGGGGCCGCCGAGGTTCTCCACACAAGAATTCCCTCGGCAAATTGTACGAAGAATCATTTAGGAGCTTTCTGCTTTCGGAAGAGTCGAGTATCCAGAATGCTAGGCTTCTTGTTACGTTAAACCTGAATCCTGACCTGAATACATTGTTTTCTTTTCCAACTTTCAATAGGGCAGAAGGCGTAGGGTTTCACAACTTTAACGTGCTGGGGCTCTCTTTTTCGTTTGTTGTAGGTAAGAGTCCGCCGTCAACAATAATGCGTGCTTTCGATAGATTTGGTGTGCCGACATTGGTTGTCTCGGCGGATGCTCTTCATCGAAAAGATTTTCATCATATTGCACAAGCCATTCGTGACATCGATGTAAGGGGCAAGCGAGGACTCACCAGCATGGAGTGATGCTCTTTCACGGCGTCACCTGCTTGAACTCGACGACCCAGACCCAGGGGTTCGCATCCCAGCTTTCGGAGCCGTTGATATCGCTCCAGAGTCGGCGGAATCGAGCCCGCGGCTGATTCATGGCGTTGAAGAGTTCGCGCTCAGTGCCATCCCAAACTTCGACGTTGGTGATGTTTTCCGGGCGCTCAACTCCTTCCGCCTCGGCCTGCTCCTCGCTGATGTCCTGCAGGCGCTCGACGCGCACGGCGGTGATCTCCAGCAGGATGCGGGAGGCCCAACGCGGCATATGGATAGAGGGACGACCGCGGCCCTTAGAGATCATGGAGCATCCTGTCTGCCGGACGCTGAGGTCTGCCGGGTACCAGATCGGTTCACCTTGGCTGAGGTCGTGTGGCGCGATTGCGTCTACCTGGGCATCTGCCGCCCAGGCCTCCCGCACCCACAGCCGATCGCCGGGCTGGCCGTGGGGGCAGGTGATGCGCGCGTGCAGGCCGGCATCAAGCGTCTTGAATGGCGTATTGGGATCGACCATTGAGCCGAGGAAGTCGGGCTGCGGATTCACGACTCGGCGCGTGACCGTCTTCCGGCCTTCCAGGATGGCTCGAACCATCGGCCCGCTGAATAGGATCGGACGTTCTTTCATGGCTGCACCTGCTGCTGTGAGCGGTTCCAGGGATGCCGGCGCCCGGGCTTGGGCTGCTGGCGCGGGGAGAGAAGTGCGTCGCGCAGGCTCATGCCGGCGGCGACGCGGCGGCGGACGGTTGTTGCGTGGACCGGGCTTTGGAAGTGCTCCACCAGTTCGGCGATGGTCCCGGTCACGCCGTCGACGGTGAAGCGTCGGCTCTCGCTCCAGCGTTCGTGTGCGCGCTCCAGCGCTGCGGCCTGCGCCGGCGTGCAGCGCCCGCGCTTCTGCTCGTTCGCACGCTGGTGGTCGGCTGAGCATCCGCGTGCCGGCCACTCAATGTCCGGCATCAGGGTCAGCAGCTCCCGGAACTTCCAGGGGCCCATGCTGAGCGCGTGCATCGTTGCGCGCCGGGAAAGCCCGCGCGCGGCCGAGTCACGGATGAACTGTTCGGTGTTCATGCCGCTACCTGCTGCGGTCTCGGGCGTAGCCGACGCTTCCATGGGTCGTTCGCCCGGGCGTATGCGGCCATAGTGTTCGGGCTCACGCTGTTGCCGCACATGTGGACCTGCTGGGACAGAGTGAACCGTTGCCCGTTGTGGCCCCGCTCGATGATGTAGCTGTCGGGGAAGCCCTGGGCGCGGTACAACTCACGCGGTTTCAGCATCCGCAGCCGGATGTCGACGATCACGTAGGGGCTGCCACTGATCCAGACCGTGACCAGCGCCAAGCGGTCCTTGGTGGTGATCGTGGTTAGCGGATCGTCCAGCTTCGCCCACTGCCCGCCGGTCGAGTGGTAGCGCATCAGGAACGCCGACACCCACAGCGCGCCGTCCAATTGCTCCGGCGTCAGGCTGCTGGCGACCATTTCCGCGGTGACCAGACCGTGGTGCGTGCCGCCGGCACTGACCGTGTGCAGCGGCTCGTCGGCGGCGCGTGCGTCGCAGTTGCCGCGCAGATGCAGCAGGTGGGCAGCGACCAGGCCGTGGTGGTCCGTGCCGGTTTGCGTGCCCAGCGGTCCGTCCACCGGGGCGCCATGCGATCCCTTCCGCAGCGTTACCAGGTGTGCCGTGGCGAGCTGCTGCTGACTGCCCTTGTTCGTGATAGTGCTGATCGGGGCGTCGGCCGGGCGGCTGTGGGTGGTGTTGTAGCCCCCGTTGGCCTGGACCATGAACGCGGTGGCCACTCCGCAGTCAGCTTTCGCTGTGATGGTGTACATCGGCTCGGCGACCGAGCGCGGCTCGGTTTGGCCGGCGCGGCCGCCGACGCCGACCAGAACCGTGCTGGCCATGCCGAGGGCGTGCGCCGCGCCGGCCGGGCGCTTGCACTCGCCGCCGCTGGTGATCGTCGGCATCGGCTGGTCAACCGGTGCGCCGGTAGCGTCGAAGCGGAACTTGACCAGATGGGCGGCTGCTACGGCGTGCTTGATGCCGCCGGCGACCACGGTGCCGAGCGGTTCGTCCAGTTCAAGGACGCGCGGTGCTTGTCCGTCACGCTCGCCGTAGCCAACTTGGATCAGCGTCGGGGTGGCAACGGAGAAAGCGCCACCCTTCGGCCAGGCAGTGATGGTGTTCAGCGGCTGGTCCACCGGATGCACGGCTTCGCGCGACCAGTTCGCGATCGGCACGATGAAGGGCTTGGCGCGCTGGAGCACTTCTTTCTCGATACCCTTCGCGATGCGGCGCATGGTGGCCTCCGCCAGCGGCTTCTTCCGGTTGCGGATCGACTGGCCGAGGTCGCTCCAATCGATGCACTCTGCTGCCGTGCGGTACGGCTTCATCCCCTTGCCGGACTTCGCGGCATGGGTCTTCTCCGCCGCCACAGGCTCGAAACCGCCGTCGGTGGCCACCAGGTACAGGCGCTGGCGAGTGGTCGGGTCGCCGTAGTCGCAGTTGCGCTCGACCCAGTAGTCCACCTGGTAGCCGAAGCCGCGCAGGGTCTGGACGAACTGGCGCCAGGTGCGACCCTTGCGCTTCGGATCGGGCACCAGGAACTGCTCGTGGCGCGGCACGCGCTCCCCTGGCTCGGCCACCGTGCCGTCGAGACGCACGACGCGGCCGGTCGCTTTGTCGCGCTTGGCGATCAGCGGGCCCCATTGCAGGATCTGTTTCACGTTCTCCAGGCTGATCACCCAGGGCCCGCGGCCGAGCTTGTGCAGCTTGCCGGCCCACTTCACCACCACCCACGAGAGGTCCCGGATTTCCTTCTTGCGCGGCTGGCCGCCGGCCGCCTGGCTGTGGTGCCGGCAGTCCGGTGAGGCGTGCAGCCAGCCCACGGTGGCGCCCTTGGTGGCGTCGATGGGGTCGATGCCCCAGACATCGGTCGGCAGATGCTCGGCGTGCGGGTGGTTGGCCTCGTGCATGCTGATCGCCGCCGGGTTGTGGTTGATGGCCAGGTCGACCTTGCGGCCCAGGCCCATTTCCAGACCGGTGCTGGCACCGCCGCCGCCGGCGAACAGGTCGACGATGATCGCGTCGTCGGCGGCGTCCAGGGCCAGGCCGTACTGGGTTTTGAAGTCGAGCGGGGAGGGCTTCTTGAGGGAAGTCATGCGGCGGGTTCCTTTTCGCGGACGTGACGATGCACTGCGCTATGCGTGATGGCGCAGTGATGTCGTTGGGGCTAGAGTTGGGTGGCTCGGCATGGGGCCGGATCAAGGAAGGGGGAACTCGTGGACAAAATTGATACTGACGCGTTTGACCCGGCGAACGAACCAGACTCAGAGAAGTTTCATAGGTTGGCTCGAGTGACTTTGGGGGCGATCCCAGTCGCCGGCGGAGCACTTGCTGAGGTCTTCAACTCGGTGCTGGAATCCCCGCTCAATAAGCGGAGAACGGAGGCGATGGTTCAAATCGGCGAGGTTATCAACGACCTGCTGGAAAAAGGCGTCGTGACCATTGATGGGCTACAGGAAAACGATGCCTTCATCAGCACCGTTTCTGAGGTCTGCTCCATCACCTTGCGCAACCATGAGGAAGAGAAGCTCAAGGCGCTTCGGAACGCGGTCAAGAACTCAGCACTTCCAACCTGCCCATCAGACGATTATCGGCAGATTTTCTTGAACTTCGTGGATGTCTGCACTGCAACCCATATTCGATTATTAGTTTTTCTGGATGACCCTGAGGACTGGGGGCGAGTTAACGGAGTTACATATCCTCAAAGCTGGGGGATGGGAACAATTTCAAGGGTAATTCAAGCAGCTCTACCAGAAGTTAACGATAACGAAGAACTATTCAAAGTTGTATGGGCGGATCTTTTTCAGCGAGGACTGATCGACATTCAAGAAATGGACTCGGTCATGAGCGCAGCCTCCACTTTGTCTCGAAGAACAACTCGAATTGGTCGGCAGCTAGTCGAGTTCATACGTGATGTAGAGCTTTGACGTCACGCCGCTTTCTACTGATCCCAAGCGCCCACAGTGTCGAACACACGCACGGCCTTGTCTTCGTCGAGCGCAGCAGGGGGATGGATTGGCTATCCAACTGGAGCCGATCGGGTGGTTGAAGGGCGTCGTCAGTATGGTTGAATCGCCCACAGGGCGGCGTAGGGTGCATGCTTGCTGGAAGAGAAAGCGCCCCGGGTGGGGCGCTGTATCGAGGGTCAGGCCGCAGTCTGTTGCTGCTGGTGGGCGAGTTGCCCAGCGTCGATCCAGACCGCTTGTAGCCAGGTCGGCGTCTTCGCTATCGGTTCCTTGAGCGTGCCGGCGACGATCAGCGTGTCGATCTCGCGGTCGGAGGTCATGGCGCGCATCAGTGCGATGGCCTGGTTGCGGCTCGGCAGGTCCAGCACGTCGAGACGGTCCAGCAGGACCAGGCGCAGGCCGGAGATCGTCGCGATGGCCAAAGCGATGGTCGTGTCGCACCGCCAGCGCTCCGACTCGGACAGCAGGCCGTAGAGCCGGCCGCCGAAGGTCACGTCGATGTCGGCGCTGATCTGCACCGGCGACCAGCCGGCAATGCCTGCCAGGCGCTTCAGCGTGTCGTTCACCGGACCGATGGCGTCGGCGAGGATCTCCGCCGGAATGCCGGTCGGTGACAGCGCGTCGACCATGCCGGTCCACGCCACCACGTCCTGGTGCGCGGCCTGCGCTTTCGCGATCGAGGCCTCGCGCTGGGTAGCGGCTTCCAGGGCTTCCTGCAGGGCGACCAGCTTCGCGCGGCTCGCGTCGCGGGCCTGTCGCAGTTCGTTGATGGCCTGCTCGCCGTTGGCGATCGCCTCGGCGCTGGGCGCTTCGACGGACTCTGCTTCCAGGGCCTTGATCTGCTCGGCGGCGGCCAGGCACTCGTCCAGGTCACGCTGGCTGTTCGCGACGGCGCGCTGGGCGCTAGCCAGATACTCGCGGTACTCGGGCAACCGGCGGGCGGCTTCGGCATCGGCGATCTGCTCCGGCGGCTGGTGCACCACCAGGGTCCCGGCCTGCAGGTCGACCGCGCCCTGGCAGTGGGGGCAGGTCAGCGGCTGGTGCGGCACGCTGCCCGAGGAGGCCAGCTCGGCAGCCATGACCTTCTCGGACCACTCGTCCTGGTTCTGCTCGTCGGTGGTCAGCTTGTTCCGGCGGCGCGGCTCCAGGTCGACCAGCTCGCGCAGCTTGGCGATGCGCTGGGCGCGGCCGTCGGCAGCCTGGCGGGCCTGCTTGCTGGCGCCCAGGGCCTGCTGGGCCTCGGCCAGATCGTCCTCGAGCAGCTGCAGATTCTTACCGGCCTCGGCGACCTGGTCTTCGGTGACCACGGTGGCCAGCAACTCCGGCGCCCAGTCGACGGCCTTCTCGCTGCCGTAGTTCTCGCCGGTGATCGCCTTCCAGGCGCCTCGCGATTCGCTGGCGTAGGCCTTGGCTTGCTCAACCGCGGCCGGGAAGCCGGAGCGGAGCAGGGGCTTCACCTTCTCCACCAGGGCCGCGGCGTGGCCCTTGGCGACCAAGCGTTCCGCGATCTGGTTCGGGCTGGTGCTGGCGCCGCTGAGGTCGAACAGCACCCGGCGGCGTTCCTTGGCGTCCAGGCTGGCGAAGAGGCTGGCGTCGAGCACGTAGGGCAGGAAGGGCGAGTCGGTAAGGGGAGAGCCCTTGCCGGTGGGCAGTGCCACGCCGCAGACCTGCACCTCGTAGGCCGCATCCAGCCACTCGACGCGGGCCTCGCCCTTCTTGGCGCCTTCGGTGACGAGCTTGTCCATCTCCTTCTTCAGCGAGACGCGGCGCGGCTGGCCGTTGAAGGCCATGGCGATGGCGTCGAGCAGCGAACTCTTGCCGGCGCCGTTGTGGCCGGCCACCAGAAGCACCGGCGCAGAAACATCAAGGGCCGCATGACGCAGCCCTTGGAAGTTGGTGATTTCGAGTTTCGTGATGCGCATGGCTCACTCCAGAGTGATGGGCGCTTCGGCCGGGGCCTTCTCGGCAACGGTCACGCGGTAGGTGTTGAGGTCTGGTGTTTCGCCCTCGGCGTCCAGCGTGATCACGCCGTCGTCGAGCAGCTTCAGGGCCACGGCCAGCGACTCGTCGGTGCTCAGCGCGAAGCGGGACTGCAGCCAGCCGGCGGTGATCTGGTCCTTACGCAGCACCAGGACAGTGATGTCGTCGATGGTGTGGCCGCCGTAGGTTGTGTCGCCGGGCTCGGCGGCGCTGCTCAGCAGGTCCTTTTCCGGTTCCGGCGGCGATTGCAGAATCACCTCGCGCTCGCCGTTGGAGTTCGGTGCCGATACAACGCCGGCGGCTTCCATTTCCTCGACGATGCGCGCGGCGCGGTTGTAGCCGATTTTCAGGTGCCTCTGGATGGAACTGATGGTTGCCTGGCGGGTGTCGCGGACATGTGCGACAGCCTCGAGGTACAACTGATCTTCACTGCCATCACCCAGCAGCCCCTCTGCGACGTTGCCAGCGTGCAGCGGCATTTCGTGCTGGTCGCGGTCGGGACGGACGTCGTCCAACCCCTCGTCGTAATCGCTCGGTGCCATTACCAGCAAGCACAACTTGCCGGCGGCGTCGGTCAATTCGTGCTTGTTCGGCTCTGCGCCGTCTACCTTCGCCGTGATCGTCATGGTCTTGGCTTCGACCTTGATCGCTTTCATATCGACTGGAACGGAGACTGCGCCGCGGGAAGCAATGATGCTGATGGCCACCCTGGTCACTTCGCTCACGCTTTCCGCTATGCGATCGATCACTTCCTGCTGCTCGTCTTCCTTCAGCAGGTGGAAGGGCACACGGACACTGCGCAGTTCGGTGACCACCGTGTTGACCAGGTCGCGCTCCAGCAACTCGTGCGCGATAGTGCTTGGGTAGTAACCGTGTAGTTTGGCGCGGTCGATGATCTCGCGGTGTTCGGCTTTCATCCGGTGGAGCTCCTATTCGTTGGCAATCCGCTCCAACTGCTCGAGTTGGGCGTCGCTGAGGTAGGTGTGGGCGCCGTAGCGCTGGAAGTTGCTGCGGAGGTCGGCCAGGAACTGCTCATCCCAGTCCGTAGCGGCGTTGAGCTCAGCCGCGCCGAGTAGCGCGGCGAACTCCCCGACCTGGCCGTACCGCTCAAGGACAGTGAGGCTGGGCATGGCCGGTTACTCGAGGTTGAGCTCGTCGGTGCCGGTGTCCGGCTGCTGATCGGCGGGCTGGCGCTGAGCCGACTTGGTGATCTCGCCACTGACGGTGTCGATCACTTCTCCGGGTTCGTGTTCCAGAGCCTGCTGGCCCGCGCCCGGCACCTTGTCGGTGACCTCCTGCTGGCGCCGCAGCACGTCGAGGTCGACCGTGAACGAGCCGTCGGCGTCGCGTTTGGCGTCGATGACGTCCTGCAGCTCTTCAGCGGTCTGCAGGCCCATGCCGAGGTCCGGCGCATAGGCGCGCTGCCAGAATGCGGCGGCGCGGTAGATGAACATCTGGTCCGGCATCGTCTTCCACTTGCTGCCGTTCTTCGCTGCCCAGCCTTCGTCGTTCACCATTTTCCAGGTGACCCAGATGCCGTCGAGGCGTTCGCCGGTGGACTTCTCAATCGCCCAAGCCCGGCAGCCGTAGTCGGAACTGCCTGGTTCGCCTTTCCACTCGTAGCGCATTGAGGAGAAGCGACCGCAGGTGTTCACCGTGGCGATCAGAAACTTACTCGACCAGCCCGGGGTGCCATGCACGATGTAGAGGTTCTGCATGACCATTAGCGGGTTCGCGCCCATGCGCTGGGCCATGTCCAGCGCAATCATGCAGTTGGGCAGGTTGCCCTGGTACTGCTTGGGCACCAGGTCAGCCTGGCTGAAGGCCTTGGCGATGCGCTGCATCAGCTCGAAGCCGTCCATGTTGAAGAACGACATAGCGACAGGTGCCTTGTCGCGCTGACGCGGAGCCACGGCTTGCGTCTGCAGGGTTTCGAGGGTGGTTGTCTGGCTCATGGTGTCTCCGGTCATTCGTGGTAAGGGCAGGTCCGCCAGCGCGGACAGTACTTCGGGCTGCAAAGTGGGCTTTGCGGGTTCGGGGGGAAGAGGCCGGAACGGAACATGTCGGCGGCGAACTTGATCAGGCCGTGGTGCTCGGGAGTGCCGGCCATCATCTGGCGCGCGCCGACGATCTCGCCGACGGCCGCCTCGGGCTTGCCCTTGGTCTTCAAGCCGATGATCTCGGCCGGCGCGGTGATCGCATCGCCGGTGGTGTGCTCGTAGAGCAGTTCGTAGGTGCCGATCTGGGCTTTGTGGCCCTTGGTCTTGGCCACGCCCTGGCTCACCGCGGCGCCGCCGGTCTTCACGTCTGCGATGCCGACGCCGTGGCTATCGCGCTTGATGCGGGCGCGGTCGAGCTGGCCGGTCAGACGGACGATGATCTCGCCGCCGCAGTCGATCTCCATCGGCTTGGTCGTCAACTCGACGGCGACGAAGTCGTAGTGCGGGCTGATGTCGTTGCAGTACTTCGTGTGCAGCGTCAGTCCGGTGGACTCGGCTTCGCGCGGGCTGATGTCGGAGCCGCGCCAGTCGACCTCAAACTCCGGCTGCTGCAGCGTGTGCACCAGCAGTTCCGAGGCGTCGTAGGCGCTGATCGGCTCGCCGTTCACCCGCGCCGCGTCGAATGCTGCGGTGCTGGCGTGGATCGCGGTGCCGAGCAGTGCCCGGGGGGATGAAGGGCTACGCATCTTCAGGATGTGTACGCCTTCCCAGCGGAACGCGCAGTCGAACAGCGCGCCCCAGGACGAGGCGCGCACGGTGATGGTTTGCATGGTTGGCTCACTTCCCGGCGATGGGTGCCGTGGCGGGTTGTTCGGCGGTGATCAGGCCGCCCCAGGCAGGGGCGAAGATGAGCAGGATGTAGAAGGCGGTCATGGCCAGGGCGCCGAGGAGGGTGGCTTTACGCTTCGCGTTCACGGCGCACCCCCAGGCACTTCCGGCCGCGCTTGATGGTCAGCGCCATGCGATGCGGCAGGTTCACCACCAGGGTCTCGCGCGGCAGGCCGAGCACAGCGGCGATATCGGCGCCGGCCGGCATCACCAGGTCGTCGATGATCGAGCGAACGGGGCGGGTGGTCATGTGTTCGTGCTCCTGAGTTCTGCCCAGCGCGAATCCGCAGCGGCGTCGAGCCGGCGGCGCATGTCGTCGTAGAGGCGGGTGTCGATGAAGTCCACTGCGTAGGCCAGTTCGATCTGACCGTGAAGGAAGCTCTGTTCGGGGCGCGGGAAGTGGGACCGGCGCATGGCCGTGATGCCTTCCTCAATCATCCGAACCGCGCGTTCATTGCTGAAGGCCATCGTCATCCTCCTGCTCTTCGTCCTCGGGCTCCGGTTCCGGCTCCGGCTGGTCCCAGAGCGGGTCGACGGCACGGTCGTAAGCGAGTTGCGCGTTGCTGAAAGCCGCGCGGTTGCGGCGCTCGCGGTATGTGATATGCATGCTGGTCTCCTCGCTACGGTTCAATCACCATCACTCGCGCCCCATTCCGAATCGGAGATGTCCACGTCGTAGAGGTCGTCCAATTGGCGACGTCTGCTCAGCAGTTCGGCGAACTGTCCTGTGCGTTGCTCCTGCTCGATTGCTTTGCAGGTCTTGCTGCAGTAGCGGGCCCAGCCTCGCTTCACGTCTGCGGTGCGAGCCTGGAAGGGCTTCTTGCAGGTCTTGCAAGTGCGTTGCGTCATAGAAGCCATATCGGTGATCTCCGTGGTTCACCTGCATTCGGCTGAACGCTCACGCCGCCGGGCTTGCCCGATGGGGAAGGCGGGGAGCGTTCATGCGAATGCGGGCGGTGAAAAAAGCCCGGCCGGAGCCGGGCGAAGAGGGGGAACGCTGCATGCGCAGCGGGGAGTGATCTGACCGGTCGCGACTCCGGCTCTGGCATCAGTGCGCTTCTCGGGTGTTTGCCGCTGTTGCGGTGACTGTGCTGATGCCCGGAACTTCATCGGCCATTGGCCGCCCACGTGCGCGCTTGTTCCCGCGCTTCCCGCGTGTCTCCAGGGAGCTTTCGGCTCCCAGCTTCCACGCCTCAGATCACTCTCCGCTGCGCCCTGGCTCAGCCAGGAAAGAGAAGGGCGCCGCCAAGCGCCCTGTCTCCACTTACATGCACCGCCTTATGTGAAAGCGGTTGGGTACAGGCTCGACCGCATGTTGGCGATCTGCCGTTGGGGCTGGGCTACATATCGAGATCCTCCGTTGTGTGCGCCGTTGGACCGGCGGGCGCTCGCCGTGGGTTAAACGCCCGGCAATGGGCCAGGCGCCGAAGTCAGGAGATCGCGGTGCAGGCTCGCAACGCCACCGGCGCCGACTGGCCTTCGATCCAGATAACCGCCGCTCCGCCAAGCGACACGCTGGCCCGGCCGACGGTGCGGGTGCGCTGCGGTTCGGCCCCGCGGTACGGCCGGTATTCGATCAGCGCTGGCGCCGGGTGCTCTCGGTTCCAGGCCTCGACCAACTCCGCCGGCGGCACCGGTCGGACATTGCCGATCTGCTGGTAGATCTCGGAGCGGTGGATGGCGACGTCGTCCGGGGCGGTGATGCCGAGGCGCACCTGGTCGCCCTGGCTGCCGAGGACAGTGACGGTGATGTTGTCGCCGATATGCAGGGTTTGGCCGGGGCGGCGGGTCAAGATCAACATGGCGTAACTCCGTTCGGGGGATTTCGAGAGCAACCGATCTATCTCGGTTCGCAGTGGTAGAGGTCGGTCGCCCGCATTGGAAACTGCAAGCGGGAGGGGGAAAGGGATTTATTTCAAATGAGAATTATGCTGCTGGTTTTTTGTTCTATGGGTGGTCTTGAGTATGACTACAATGAATCCCTGAGTTGGTGCGTATATATTGATGCGAGCACAACAGGGAGGTTGTTGATATGGCGATTAGCTTCGAGCCGCTCGATGTTGAGGGCGTTGATTTTCGTGGGGTTGATGTTGTCGCTTATAAAGCACGAAAAGGTCGTGGAAGGTCGGGGGATATTAGGTTGGGAAAATGTTTCGGCGCAATAAGGCTGCTTGATAATAACAATGCGCGAATTGGAAAAGACCATAAGGCTTCAAGCACCCCTGCTGGATCAGCTGGGCTCCACAGCGAGCGGGTTGCCTTGGAGCGATGTGTTAGGGCCAATTGGGAGCCTCCGCTTACCAATATAATGATACTTGGCATGCAGAATTCTCCCGGCCCTATCGGAAAAGAACTCTATGCGCGAGGAGTCCGAACAATTATATGCTTCACGGAGCTTCCACCTTGCCCAGCCTGTTTGACTTGGTGGAAGGCGCTTGATAGTAAGTTTCACCCTGGCTCTATCAGGTTGCAGTACTTCAGTTGGTTCGAAGACTACTATGGAGGCAAGACGCCAGAGGAAAGGATGCTCGATGACTCTGACGGAAATAATAGAAATGAGCATGCGATAGAGGCTTTCAAGGCCTATCGAGATTCGTTCGAGGCTCCTACCAGATAGTCCTCGATCAAGAAATTTAGTATAAATAGAAAAAGATGATGGGTTTTCTCATGAGGTATTTATGCAATCTCTTATTTATCTTAGCGCTGTTCAAGAGAAAGATACTTCCGACTTGGTGGAGTTGTACACCAATCCAGACGTGCGTGCCTATTTAGGAGGTCCCGTTGATCGGGAGGTTGCGGTGCGGCGAGCTCAGGTAGAAGTTTCAATCGAGAGAGAGCTTCCATTTTGGGCAATCAGAACAAGGCAAGGCGAGCAGTTTGCAGGTGTAATCTCGTTAGATACTCATCATGATGGTAATGACGTAGAAGTCTCTTACGCGTTGCTTCCAGAGCACTGTGGGATGGGGTACGCGACTGAGGCACTTACCCTTGCGTTGCAGTATGCAAGTGACACCTTGGCTTTGAAGAGGGTGATTGCTGAAACGCAAAGCAAGAACGATGCATCAATCCGCCTACTTAATCGCGTCGGTATGAAGTTTGAGCGAGAGATAATGCGTTTTGGTGAAGCTCAGAGTATCTACGTCACTGATTGGTAGGGCAGGAAGATTTAGCATCGTTACAGATACCGGTGCCTATTTTCATAGGCCTTCGTGCTGGTGTTCGTTGACTTCCCTGATGCCCCTGTTTCCAAGGGCATCGAGGAAATCGGTGTTGCTGACCGGCGTTACGCGCCACGTCCGGCTGGGCGGCTACTTTCTCGGGGGACCTGAGGTCCCGACAGCCAGTCGCGGCTCTTCGCCCACTGGCTCTCCCTTGATCTAGGGCCATCTACGCTGCTGGCCACGGGGCGAGGCTCCCCCTGAACCCGTTTTGCCTATCGGCAAGGCCTTGGCTCGCTGCGGCCTGGCCAGCGGTGTGTTGCCGGCGTTGAAGAAAAAGTAAGCTAATGCCTAATTTTTGTAAATAGCTAATGCCTAATTTTTAAGTTTGCGCGCTAACTATCTGTAGGTGAGCGAGGCGGGATTGCAGATTTTTGAAACAGAAAATACTGTATGAATAAACAGTAATCGGAGGATGGCTGTGCAGAAGAACACCCAGGGGAAAGGACAGGTTTCGCCGGTAGAGAAGGTGCGTCTCCGGGTATCAGCGATGATCAGTAGCCCGCGGGCTCAGGCGGAGCGCCGGGCGTCAATCTGGAAGGCGCAGGGGGATTCGGAAGAGGCCTGGCAGCAGGTACTGGAGGAGTTGGCCGAAACCGATGGACTCGAGATGTCGCTGGGGGAGGATGGAGTGGTTACGCTCACCTGGGAGGCGGGAGACGAGGAGGGCGTTGAAGTGGTCGATGGGATTGAACTGGTGCAGGAGCCGGACATGGTGGTTCAGCCTCTACATGAGGAGAGGATCTAGTGGAAGGAGAGCCCGCGCGTAGCGGGCTCCGAATCGCTATCGGTCGTGGGTACGACTGAAGGCGCTGTGCGCTGACGAGACCAAATCATCTACATAGAGCCCGGCTACAACGATGCGGCCAAGTCGTTTCTTGATAGTCATCAATCTGCGCGTCTTGGCAATGTCGTCGCATGAATGGAGAGGATGAGTACGCGGCATCGCATCAAGCAGGAGATTTGCTCGGGCGACGGTGGTGCGAATGTGATTGCGAGTCATGATGGCCTCCTCGGCCTGCTGGTTGAGGCCTAGATCATGCTGTCACGACCGTAGGGGGAGTAAACGAAAAGGCCGCTGACCTGGCTCCTTTGGAAAGATTCTATCTGCGGCGTCTTAGAGTGAATCTCCTGATGGCCATGCCAAGCAGGCAGAAAATGGCGCCTGCTGCTGCTTTGGCCAGAAGGAGAGTAGTAGGGTTCTCGCTGGCTGGGATACTGCCTGAAAAGGCAAGCGTGATAGCGACATATACACAAGCAGAGATCAGTACCGAGATTCTGCTCTTGATGAAGAACCCGATAGCCGCGCAAAGGACGAACACCAATGGGTCCAAAAGGGAAGCTGCTAGGCAAGCGATAAACACAACCAAAGCGATCTCCTATCCAATGCCGCCTCCAATGCCATATGACCTTGCCTATAATGCCATATGACCTTGCCTATGATGCGGTGCTTGTGAGCCTGTAACCCATATACGATGACGCTACGCTTCATCTAGATCAGGTTGAACATCGAGGCTTGCCAGTGCTTCTCGCTGATGATTGCGATGGGATGGCCTTCCTCGCGCAGCTCGACAGCTCGCTTGATCTTGGTTCCATACGTACTGTGTAGCCACTGCTCGTTGCCTATCTCGCCGACGACCAGGTAGTGCACCTTTTTGCTGATGCCTGAGGCTATTCCCCCGCCGCGGTTGACGACGATCTCTTCGCAATGCTTTCTGGGGCCGTAGACCATGACGCCAGTGAAAACGTAGAGATGGCCGGACCACTCAAGCTTGGGAGCTGGATTGTTGAGCGGAAGAGCATTCGATGGAGTAAAGGCATTGTCGCTTGGTTTCGGCTTGGAAGCAGAGAGGCCACCAAACCCTCTAAGAATCTCAAGCAGTTCGGCAGACTCATCAGCGTCTAACACGCCATCGGACAGCATGTCTGAGAGCCTCCGGTAGAGGAGGTTGGTCACTGGATCGTCAAGATGGATCAAGTTCGTAGCGATCCAATCCTGTAGGAACTCGGCCTCATGCTGATTGATATGCCCATCAGCAGTGATCCCAGCGGCCAGACCTGAGAGCGCATCGACAGACCTTCGGTCTATGCGCTTCTCGTGGAAAATCCGACTTTTCCCAAATTCAGCGTGCCAGTCGACCATTGCTTCTCTCCTTGAACGTCAGGTGTCCATCACAACCTTTTCGCATTCCACACCAGCAGCACCTGGCATATATGCTGGTCTTGGCCATGCTCGTCGCTTTACAAATCCCCACTCCGCCAGATTACCTTGCCTGTCAAAGCTTTCTGAAATTCCAGGCTCCCAGGACCTTGGCTTGGAAATGGACGTCTTCCATGCGGGCCTTCTGCGGCTCGAAGGACTTGTTGTCCGACACCAGCAGGTAGTGCTCGGCATCGTGGATCTGCACCCGCTTCACGAACAGGTGCTGCAGCCAGGTGAAGACGTAGACGCCTTCCTCGACGAAGTCGGTGATGCCCACGTCGACGAGGATCGGGGACTTGTCCTCGATGGTGCCCAGCATGCTCTGACCCCATCCGGTGATGATCTTGAGGTTGGTCGCATCGGTGTACTTCAGGCCGAGGTCATCCAACTGGACCTTGTCGACGACCAGATTCCTGACGAACTCGCGGTACTCGGCCGGCACCTGGCCGCCGCCCATGGCAGCGCGCACGTCGTACTGGGCGATCGAGATCGTATTTCCTTTCACCAGAGTGGTGCGGTTGAAGTCAGCGTGAATCACGTTCGATGTCGTCGATTGATCGCCATCGAGAGACTCGGCTACTGCCTGCGCGATTTTCTCCTTAGCTTCGCCGCTCAGCCCTTTACCGTGGCGCTGGAGCATCTCCATCACCTTTCCCGCGGCCGATGAGCCAGGATGCTGCGTAGGTGGGCTACTCGGCGCAATAAGCTCCGCCTCCTTTTCGCTTAATCCCCAGTGTTCTGCGCCAACGACGTCTGAGAAGAACGATATCAATTCGATCAGTTTCGCTTTATCGATCCTGCCGGTGTTGATCCATCCCTGGACAGAAGGGGGCTTCACGCCGAACTGCTCTGCGAGAGCCTTTTTCGACATGTTTTTGGCGAGTCTGGCGGCCTCAATAGCGGCGCCGAGTTGGGGTCCGGTAAGCATTGCCTAATTTAACGTCAGTTGTAGTGTGGTTAGGCAATGGCTTGCCTGCGATTAGCTAATGCCTTACTCTTTCTCCAACATTCCCCGGAGAAGAGACATGACTCCAGCAGAAGCAGTGCGCCAGGCCGCCGAGCTGTTGGGCAGTCGGGCCGAGTTGGCGCGAAAGCTCAATGTGAGAGCGCCCACCGTAAGTCAATGGTGTTCAGGCGTTCGACCAATCCCCGCGAAACGTGCAGTTGAGATCGAGGCGCTCACCGCTGGTCGGGTCCTCCGAAGCGAACTGTGCCCGTCGTTCCCATGGGGTGCGGCTGCCTGAACGCACCTTACTGGCCAGGAGCCGCCACGTCATGCGAACCAAGTCGCACACCTTCACGCAGTCCCAGCTTGGCCTGGTAATGCTCGCCAATCGCCGCGGGTCGGCCAGCACTGAGCTGTTCCTCCGCGTTACCGCCCAGATCCTGCCTGACCAGTTCTGCACACCACTACACGCCAGCCGTGGACCCCGGATCGGGTTCCTCCATTTCACGCTGGCCTCAACGGAGGAGGTGGGGGGCGTCACGACAGGAACGTACGAACTATCTCGACTGCTCGAGGCAGATTGTCCATGCCCAGGTCCAGTAGTCGCGTTGTCAGGTGTTTTATGGAATCGGCGGGCAGTCCTCGAAGCGCTTGAACAAGCTGGGTTTTCTCCTCCGGCGTCACCTGCTGATCACTCGCAGTGGCGAGACGTAGCTCGATCATCTGGCGGAGAGAGTCCTCATGAAACTTGATCGTCACCGGCCCCAGGATTGCGCTCAGGCCTCCGTCATCTGCCAGAAAGTCGATCCCCTTGGCTGTGATTTCCGCGTACAGCAGTTCGCGGCCTTCACTCAAAAATTCCGAGATTTTTGCCCTTGCCAGGCCGTGCTCGTGCAGGTAGGCGCAGCAGGCGGTGAGCATCTTGGTGTCGTCGAAGAGGTCGGAGAGCCCATCGGTATGTACCGGATTGGGATACGCGTCCGCCAAGCGGTCCAGAACGGCTTTCTGAATCGTGCGATCGATTTTCAAGTTTTCAGCCTCCTCGGCCATCGCGCTGTAAGGGGAGCCAGGGATAGCGCGTTCATCCGTGCGTCATGGCGAAATGATCGTAACCGTGTGGGAGACGCAGTGCATGCGGAATGAGTCGCACACCCTGATTTCCACGCTGCTCGGCGTGGTGAACCAATGGCGCCGCCGAGAGGGGTGGAGCCGAGAGACCGTCGTCCAGCACATCGTGGAGGCGCACGAGCGCATCCAGGGAGCGCTGGTCACCGGCATCATCTTCGACCCGCCAACGCGCGATACAACCGAGCGGATGAAGGTCAACGCCGACCGCGTGTTCCGTTGGCTTGACGACGGCACCAAGGACACCAACCTGGTGCCGGCGAACTTCGTACCCAGCATCCTCGCCGCGCTGCCGACTGACCTGAAGGTCCAGGCCCTGGGCGACATCCTGACGCCGCTGGGCGTGTCGGTGCGCTTGATCGGCGGCGATGCCGGTCAGCGGCCGGAGGTGCTCTGCATGCTCCGGACGCTCATCAAGGAGAACGGTGAGGCGCAGCAGGCTGTTGCCAACCTCGTCGACGGGGCTGATGACCAGGAACTGCAGGAGGCCCACCGGGAACTCTCCGAATCCAGGGCGGCGACCGATGAGGCGCTGCGGATGATTGATCAGATGCGCCGGCCGCGCCTTGTTCAGGGGTAGCCGTGCCGTCCTTCCAGATCAACGACGAGGAGCGGGAGGCGCTCCGCGGCCTACCCATGCTTGCCCGCGAGATCTACGTGTTCGCCCTACGTCCGTTCATGGACTTCGCAACAGGCGTTGTCGGAGAGCGGCGAGGGATCTCTTGGAAGTCGATTGCCGAGGAGCTCTACGTCGAGCCGCACCAGGGCATCAAGGGCGGCGAGCCCTCCGAAAAGGAACTGCGGCGGGCGCTGGTCTGGCTGCAGAAGGTGGGGCTGGTGGGCCCCAACCTGGCCGAAAGGCGCCTGATTTTTGAGTTGCCGAAGGCTTCACGGGATCAATCCGTCCGGAAAAAAGTGGGCACTAAGTGGGCAGATGAAGCGGGCAGTTATGTGGAAGGGTCGGAGCCCAGTAACTACGCGGCTTTCCCGGAAAAAGAGGGCAGATATGTGGGAGGGGGTGAAAGTGAAAAAGTGGGCACACCTCCGGTATCCGATATTCCTCCTACTACTCCACCGCGCGAGGACCCGCAGCCCGGACAGCGATTCCCCATGCATGACGGCTGGCTACCCAGCGCCAGGGGCTGGCCCGCGACACTGACCCGTAACGGCATGAAGAACTACCAGCTACGCGACGAGGATCTCCTCGAGTTCCGTAGCTACTGGATCAACCGCCCCGAGAAGTATCAGTCCCAGGGCCAGTGGGAACACGAACTTGCTCAGAACCTCCTCCGCAACCAGCGCTTCGACCAGAACAGGAGCAGCTATGGAAACCAAGCAGGAAACGCCGAAGGCCAAGCCGGCCATCGTGCCGCCAAGCGCGGCTTCTCACATCGACAGGGCCCTCGCTCATGCGTCGACCGCGTCAACGCAATCGTCGCAGCCAACGAGGCTGCCCGACAGGCTGCTGGAACGGCTCTGGGTGAAGATGACCGAGATGTACGGGCACCGCTGGACGTCGAGTTTTGGCGACAACCCGAATCCTGACGGCGCCTGGGCTACCGTGCTCCAGGGGCTGACCGGCCAGCAACTGGCCCACGGGCTCAACATGCTGACGTTCATGGGCAGCCGGTTCGATTGGCCGCCGGCGGCGCCGACATTCCGGGAGCTCTGCCTGAGCGTCCAACCGGAGTCGCTCGGTCTGCCGGACCACGACACCGCGTTCCATCAAGCCCTGGCGTGCCGCTACCGCCACCAGGTAGTCAAGGCCGCCGCCGAGGCTACCGGCGTTTTCGATCTGCGCACCGGCGAGGTGATCGACGATCGCCTCCGCAAGCGCTTCGGTTTCCACTACGCCGAGATGGTCCGGCGCTGGGCGAACAACATCCCGCTGAGCCAGCCCGTCGTCCACGCGATTGAGCATGACACCGGGAAGAGCTTGCTGGACTTGGCCGAGGATGAAGCCGAGCAGCAGCTCCGCCGGCGGATGCAGGCCCAGGGCCTGGATGGACTCAGTGGCGCCCAGGCCCGGGAGCTGCTGCTGGCCAAGATGCGCCGTAAAGCGCCGGAGGTGCGCCGTGATGCATGACCTCCGCCCGGTGATGTTCACCGTACCCGGCCAGCCGGTGGGGAAGGGGAGACCGCGTATCGGTCGCGTCGGCGCCCACGCCAGGATGTTCACGCCGGCGAAGACGGCGAACTACGAGGGGCTGGTGGCCATGGCAGCCCAGGAAGCGCTCGCAGGTCGATCCCTGATCGCCGGCCCCGTGCTCATCGAACTGCGGATGTTCCACCCCATTCCTCGGTCCTGGTCGAAGAAGCGCCAGGCCATGGCACTGATCGGCGAGGTCATGCCCACCGTGAAATGCGATGCCGACAACTGCCTGAAGGCGGTGTGTGACGCGCTCAATGGGGTGGCCTGGAAGGACGACACCCAGGTCGTCAACGTGATGCTGGCGAAGCGGTACGCCGAGGTGCCGCGTGTCGAGGTGAAGATTGTTCCGCTGATGGCCCAGGGAGCGCAGCAGTGACTACAGGAAACTACAGGGGAGAGTCGAAATGAGACTGATCAGCGCGCGCCAGGCGTGGCAGGACGCGTACCACATCCCGGGCGCGTCGGTGATGGCGAAAGCCATCGAAGATGCCGAAGAGGCGACACGGAAGACCAGGGCGAAGCGCCGCAAGAAACTGGTGGCCCGCTTCCCCGAGGGGTACCAGGGCGAGAGCAAGGAGCCGGAGGGCCTGTTCCCCATCGACTCCCAGATCATCGCCGCCTACGAGACGCGGACCGGGCGGGCCGCGGGAAACCTGAACCGCTGCCAGCACATGCTCGCCGCCGGCAAGGTGATGCATGCGATCAGCACGCTTCCGGCGCCGCTGCAGCACCTCGGCCACTTCCTGTACTCGCCGCTGGCGAACGGGGTCGACCAGAACCGCGCGCAGTCCTTCCTGTACTTCTCGGCGGATCTCCCGAAGATGAACAAGCCCCGCCAGGAGGTCGCTTACTGGGTGGCCTTGGCGGCGTTGCACTCGTGGAAGGACATGGTGAACGGCCGGGAGGAGTGGTGGCCGGGTAAGGTGATCCAGTTCCTGGCGGACTGGCCGGGGTTCGTACTGTACGCCGCGAATTGGGAGCGTGACTGGGCGGCGATCTGGGAGATTTTCATGCAGGAGCTCAACCGGCTGGACGCCCAGGCTCTGGTGCCGGTGGCGCAGGTGGTTGCGGCCCAACGAGACGCCGCTTGACATTTTGATAAGAGATTTGGGAGTATTTTCCCAGTTTGCGAAGTAGCACCCAATCAAAAGATTCCCCCGAAAACCCGGCCCTGGCGCCGGGTTTTTTCGTTTCTGGAGCACCCCATGGCTGAACCGACGAGCAGCGGAGCAGTAGCAGCAGCCGGCGCCGTCGGGCTCACTGCCACCGCAATCATCCCCGGAGTCGACGTCAATGCAGTGATCGGCGGCTTCGCCGGCGCGCTGCTGTTCGTGCTCTGGGCTCACGACCTGACCATGGCCAGGCGCCTCGGCTACCTGCTGGCGTCCTGGGTGGGCGGCTACTACGCCGCCACCGAGGCTGTCGGGCGGGGCGCGACTCAGTTCTCTGGGCTGCCTGCCCTGGTCACCGCCGCGCTGATCGTCACCATCCTGATCGGCGTGCTGGACTGGATGATCGGTGGCCGCGCGCCGGCATGGCTCCAGATCGTTCTGCAGCGCATCGTCGGCATGATCGGAGGCCGGAAAGATGGTTGACCTGGTGACCCTAGCGGCTGCGGCCGTCTGCGGCGCTATCAGTTGCCGCATCTTCACGTACCAGCGCCACGGTGCCACGTACCGGTTCGGCGTCTCGCTCTGCGCGTACATCCTCGCCGCTGGGACCGGCATGCAGGCGCTCTCGATCAGCCTGGCCGTGCTGATGGCGCGCCACGCAACGCCGATATCGCCCTACCTGCTTGCGGTCCTGGTTGTGCTGCTGGTGCTGGTCTACCGCAACAAGGGCAACATCGCGCCCATCCTGAGGCTCAGTTGAGGTGATCCATGGCGCTGACCAAGAAACAGCGCCTGTTCGTCGACGAGTACCTACTTGACCTCAACGCGACGCAGGCCGCGATTCGGGCCGGCTACAGCACCCGGCGCGCGGCGGAGATCGGCTATCAACTGCTCCAGCGGCCGGAGGTCGCCCAGGCTATCCAGGCCGCCATGGCCCAACGCTCCCAGCGCACACAGGTCGAAGCCGACTACGTGATCCGCCGGCTACGCGAGATCGACGAGATGGACGTGCTCGACATCCTCGAGGACGACGGTTCGTTCCGGTCGATCCGCGACTGGCCCAAGGCCTGGCGCCAGTTCCTGTCCGGCATCGAGATCGCCGAGTTGTTCGAGGGCCGCGGTGACGACCGCCGCATCGCCGGCGTGCTCCGCAAGGTCAAGTGGCCGGACAAGCTACGCAATCTGGAACTGCTGAGCCGGCACGTCGGCACCGAGTCTGCCGCGCTCGACCTGGAGCTCAAGCGCCTGGACGTGGCGAAGAAGCGCGCCGAACTGAAACTGCTGGAGAACCCCGACGACGAAGCGCCGCCAACCAGCGTCGCGGTGACAATCATCGATGCGAGGGTGCGCGATGCCGACGCTGAATAGGCCCCAGGCGAAGTTCCTGGCGCTTCCGCACAAGTTCTGCGGCTTCGTGGCCGGGTTCGGCTCCGGCAAGACCTGGGTCGGCTGCTCAGGCCTCGCCCAGCACGCTTGGGAGTGGCCACGCATCAACGCCGGCTACTTCGCACCGACCTACGCCCAGATCCGCGACATCTTCTATCCGACGATGGAGGAGGTGGCTTTCGACTGGGGGCTGCGGACGAAGATCAACCAGGCGAACCATGAGGTTCACCTGTACAGCGGTAGCGCCTACCGCACGACGATCATCTGCCGCTCCATGGAGAAGCCGCAGACCATCGTCGGCTTCAAGGTCGGCCGGTCCTTGGTGGACGAGCTCGACGTGCTGTCGCTGATCAAGGCCCAGCAGGCCTGGCGCAAGATCATCGCGCGGATGCGCTACAAGGTGGACGGCCTGCGCAACCGTGTCGACGTCACCACCACCCCGGAGGGCTTCAAGTTCGTATTCCAGCAGTTCGTGAAGCAGTTGCGCGAGAAGCCGCACCTGCAGGACCTGTATGGCCTGGTCCAGGCCAGCACCTACGACAACGAGGCGAACCTGCCGGACGACTACATCGATTCGCTGATGGATTCGTACCCGCCGCAACTGATCGCGGCGTATCTGCGCGGCCAGTTCGTCAACCTGACGTCGGGCACCATCTACACCGCCTACGACCGCACTCTCAACGCCTCGCCCGAGACGGTTCAGCCAGGCGAGCCGATATACGTGGGTATGGACTTCAACGTCGGCAAGATGGCCGCCGTCGTGCATGTGAAGCGCCTGGGCCTGCCGCACGCGGTCGACGAGATCGTCAACGGGTACGACACCCCGGACATGATCCGCCAGATCAAGGAGCGGTTCTGGCTGTACGCCGACGGCGAATATCGGCCTACCCGCCAGATCAGGATCTACCCCGACGCCTCCGGCGACTCGCGCAAATCGGTACGGGCCAGCGAGACCGATATCGCGCTGCTCAAGCAGGCCGGCTTCGTCGTCTCGGCGCCCGCAGCCAACCCGCCGGTCAAGGACCGCATCAACTCCATGAATGCCATGTTCTGCAACGCCAAGGGCGAGCGGCGGTATCGGGTCAACCCCGACCGGTGCCCTACCTATGCCGACGCCCTGGAACAGCAGGTGTGGGGCACAAACGGCGAGCCGGACAAGTCGGCCGACATCGATCACCCCAACGATGCTGCGGGCTACTTCATTCACAAGGAATTCCCGGTCGAGCGACCTGCGGCCGTTGTTACCACCCTGAGGTTCTGATAATGAGCGATTCCGTTTGCCAGTGCTGCGCCGCTGTCGAGGAGATGCGCGAGCACTGGAAGCTGATCGATTGCATCAAGGGCGGCACCTCGGCCATGCGCGAGGTGGCGGAGGCGTATCTGCCCAAGCGGCAGCTCGAGACGAGGGAGGATTATGAAGCGCGGCTGAAGCTGGCGACGCTGCACCCCGCGTTCGAGGAAACGGTCGGCGCCATGGCGGGGCGAGTGTTTGCGAAGCCGGTCGTGATCGGCGATGACGTGCCCCAGGAGGTTGCCGACCTGCTGACCGACGTGGATACGGAGGGACGTGACCTACAGGTGTTCGCGCAGGACTGGTTCCGCGGCGGTCTGGAGTATGGCCTGAAGTTCGCCCTGGTCGAGATACCGCAACGGCCAGAGGATCTGCCGAACACACGGCAGGCCGAGCAACAGGCCGGCTTCAGGCCCTATGGGGTGCTGATCGAGCCTGGCCAGGTGCTGGGGTGGAAGACCGGAAAGGTTGCTGGTGTCGACAGCCTGACCCAGTTCCGTTTCCGGACGTGCCGGGTGGAGGAGGTGGACGAGTTCACCGACGAATCCGTTGAGCAGATCCGCGTGATCGAGCCCCGCCGGCATCGCGTGTTCGAGGAGGGCGAGGATGGATGGGAGATGGTGTCGGATGCGCCGAACACGCTCGGCTTCATTCCCTTGGTGCCGTATTACACCGCGCGCACCGGGTTCCTCACGGCGAAGCCACCGCTGCTCGAACTCGCCCACCTGGTGGCGAAGCACTGGTGGCTCCAGTCCTCTCTGGACAGTCTGGTTGATGTCGCCTGTGTGCCGATCCTGGTGATGACTGGCGTCGACTCCGGCGACGAACTGGCCATCGGTGCGCGCTCCGCGGTGAAGTTGCCTCGGGATGCCGACATGAAGTACGTCGAGCACACCGGCGCCGCCATCAAGACCGCGCGGGAACAACTTGACTCACTGCAAGAGGAGATGCGGCAGGCCGGTGCGAAGCTGGTGGAGAAGTCCACCCAAGTCATGACTGCGAAGCAGTCTGGTGAGGAATCGGCGAAGGAGACCAGCAAACTGGCGATGATGTGCCAGGGCCTGCAGGACAGCCTAGTGCTGTTCCTGTCGTACTTCTCCCTCGCACTGAACAGCCGCGCCGAGGGCGGCACCGTGCAGCTCCAGCCCAATCTCGACCCGGATTACGCTCCGGCCGAGACCATGGGTGTGCTGCAGCGCATGCGTGATGGCGGCTCGTTGTCAGACCAAACCCTGTTCAATGAGGCCCAGCGGCGCGGCATGCTCGCCGAGGACCTGGACTGGGAGTCGGAGCAAGAGCGGATCCGCAATCAGGAGCCTGCGATATGACTCGCTTGGAGGTGTTGCTAGCGGAGCTGTATACCGACCATGGTATCGACCTGATCAGGACCACGGCAGGTATGTCGAAGGAAGTCGAGGAGAAGATTACCGAACTCGCCGAGGAGTTGGTGAAGCTGCTGCAGGGCCGCCGGTTGCCGCTGAAGAACGTCAAGGAGGTCAACGCGATCCTCGACGAGGCGGCTAAGGCAATCAAGGCGCAGTACACCGAGATCGCTGCAGCGCATGATGCCAATCTGCGGCAACTCGCGGTCATCGAAGGAGGCTTCGCGTCGAGCTCAGTCAACAGCCTGGTGAGCCGGCCAATCATGCTCGGCGTCGGCAAGAACCGACTCAGCGCCGTGGTTGCGAATACGCTCATCGAGGGCGCGCCGACCAAGCAATGGTGGCTCAAGCAGGCTGCGGATGTGTCGTTTCGGTTCGCCGGTGTGGTGCGCAATGGCTTCGTGAACGGCGAGACCACGGAACAGATGGTCACCCAGATCGTCGGCCGCCGGGCTCGGGGCGACCAACCGCCGGTGAAGGGCTTCATGGATGTCAGCAAGCGCGCGGCTCGGACCTTGGTCCACAACAGCGCCCAAGCGGTGGCCAATGGCGCCAGGATGGAGGTCTACAAGGCCAATTCTGGCGAGAATGGCCCGGTGAAAGGGTATCGCCAGCTCAGCACCCTGGACTCGCACACCACTGAAATCTGCATGGTCTACGACCAGAAGACCTGGGATCTGCAGTTCAGGCCTGTGGGGCACTCGTTGCCGTACAAGCAAGGTTGCCCGCGGCACTGGGGGTGTCGCAGTACCACTCTGCCTTGGCTCAAGACGATGCGTGAGCTAGGTATCGACGTCGACGAGGTGAAGAGCACCCGGGCGTCGATGGACGGCCAGGTGCCGGCCAGTCTGAACTTCGAGACATGGCTCAAGGGTAAGTCGAAGGCCTTCCAGGACGAGAAGCTGGGGCCCGGCCGCGCCGACCTCTGGCGCCGAGGCGTCATCACCTTGAGCGACCTGTTGGACCAGCGGGGCAACCCGCTGAGCCTGGCGCAACTCAAGTCGCTGTACGCGCCCGACTGATCTGATCACCAATTCGTGTAGGCCCCGGCAATGTCCGGGGCTTTTTTATGCCTGCGTTTCGGATGGAGCGGGGCGCCTTCCGGGCCGGATGGCCCATCGCAATGGCCGGATGGCCGGAGAAAGACGAGATGAAACTGAAGACTGTCGAAGTCGATGGCAAGCAATACGCCGAGGTGCAGGATGGCAAGCCGGTCTACGTGGAGGATGACGGCAAGGAGATCGTGTTCGATGCGGTCGGTACCCGAGCCACCATCACCCGCTTGAACGGAGAGGCCAAGCAGCACCGCGAGCGGGCGGAGAAGGCCGAGAAGATCGCAAAAGACTTCGAAGGCATCGAGGACCCGGCCGCAGCGCGCAAAGCCCTGGAAACCGTCGCCAATCTCGACGCGAAGAAGCTGGTGGATGCCGGCGAGATCGAGAAGGTGAAGGCTGAAATCGGCAAGGCCTACGACACCAAGCTGACCGAGGCCACCACGCGCGCGGAGCAGTTGGAGCAGCAGCTCTACGCCGAGAAGATCGGCGGCAGCTTCTCCCGCTCGAAGTTCGTGGCCGACCGCCTGGCTGTTCCGGCCGACATGGTGCAGTCCGTGTTCGGTAAGCACCTGAAGATCGAGGACGGCAATGTCGTCGCCTACGACGCCCACGGCAACAAGCTGTACAGCAAGGCCCGTCCCGGCGAGGCCGCCGACTTCGATGAAGCGCTGGAGATTCTCGTCGACCAGTACCCCTACCGCGACCAGATCCTGAAGGGCTCTGGCCACTCCGGCGGCGGAACGCCCCCGGGCGGCAAGCCCTCCGGCAGCACGGCCAAGTCGCTCGCCGACTGCAAGACCGAGGCCGAGAAGGTCGCCTACCTCGAAACGATCAAGTAAGGAGGCCACATGGCTTTCGATCTCGCTGTATTCAACAAGCAGACCTACACGGCTCTGACCGAAACCGTCGCCCAGGCGATCGACAAATTCAACCAGGCATCCGCCGGCACCATCGTTCTGCAGAACGCGCCGGCGCAGGGCGACTTCGACATCAAGGCCAGCTTCAAGCTGATCGCCAATCTGGTTCGCCGCCGCAACGTCTACGGCAACGGCAACGTGGCTGCGACTCGTCTGACGCAGTTGCTCAACGCCGCGGTGAAGGTCGCCGCCGGCACACCACCGATCGAGTATGAAGCGGCCCAGTACAACTGGGTGTTGCAGAACCCGGCGTTGGCGGCCCTGACCATCGGTGAGCAATTGGGGAAGGCACGTGTCGCGGACATGCTGAACACCGCCATCCGCGGCGCGGTGGCTGCAATCAGCGGTCACGCCGACGCGACCCATGGCAGCGCCACCGAGACCGCAACCTTCCGCACCCTGAACAAGGCGGCGTTCAAGTTCGGTGACCGCGCCAACGCCATCGCGGCCTGGGTGTTCCACTCCAGCGTGGTCAGCGATCTCTACGACAACGCTCTTGCGAACGCCGAAAACCTGTTCACCTACGACGGCGTGAATGTGATGCGCGACCCGTTCGGCCGTCTGTTCGTGGTGACCGACGCCGACTCGCTGATCGTGCCGGCCGGCGCCGACCCCGAGGCCAACCCGGCTTCGTTCCGCTCGCTGGGCCTGGTGCAGAGCTCGGTGCTGGTGACCGGCAACAACGACTTCGACGCTGTTCTGAACCGCACTACCGGCAAGGAGAACCTGGGTTCGGTCTACCAGGCCGAGTGGAGCTACAACCTGGGCGTGCTCGGTTACACGTGGAAGACCGGTACGGGCGGCGCTTCGCCGAACGATACCGCGATCGGCACCGCGGCGAACTGGGAGCGCACCGCCACCAGCGTCAAGGACACCGCCGGCGTTCTGGTGCTGAGCAAGTAACCGCAGAGGGGCCGCCAGGCCCCCCTTTTCATGAGGTGGACAATGACCAAGAAGATTCTGTGGTTCGTAGCGGGCCCGGCGACCTCGGACCAGATGGAGTTCGCCCAGCGCAATGGGCTGACGATTCGGGATCCGCTCGCCTATCGCCAGGGTGACTTCCTCGAACAGGCCGATGCGGTGGCTGGCGAGGTACCGCGGGCATACTCGGCGGCCTACGACCTGATCGAACTGCAAACCATCGGTGCTGCGAAGGCTTCGGGCGGCCAGGACGGCGAGCTGACCCTCGACGAAATTAAGGCTGACCTGAAGACCCTCGGCGTTGCGTTCGATGGGCGTGCAGGCAAGGCTGCGCTGGCGAAACTGCTCGCCGAGGCGAAGGCGGCCCAGGAGCCCTCGCCGTTGAACGACGAGCAGGTGCTGGCGCGTCTCGTTGAACTGGGTGTCGAGGTGCCGGAAGGTGCCACGTCCGATTCGCTGCGCGAGCTCCTGAAGGCGACCGAGGAGAAAGCCAATGGCGGTGGTGACTGAGGGTGACAGCGCCAACAGCTACGTCTCCGTCGACCAGGCTACCGAGTATCACGCTCAGCGCGGCAATGCTGCCTGGGCGTCGGCCTCCAATGACAGCCGCTCCTCGGCACTGATCAGGGCGACCGACTACATCGACCGCAGCTATCAATTCCGAGGCTCGAAGGTCGTCCCGGACCAGCCGTTGGAGTTTCCACGCACCGGCCTGGCATGGCCGAACGGGAAACTGCAGGCCGCAACGTGCGAACTGGCCCTGCTGGCGCTCGACGGGCCGCTGGACACGGTACAGCAGGCCTCCGCCGTGAAATCCGAGACGGTGGGACCCCTCACCACGGTCTACGCCGATCCGGTGAACCAGGGGCAGCCGCGCTACGTTGCAGTGGATCGGCTTCTGGAGGCGCTGACCGTCGGCGGCGGCATGTTCAACGTCAGGGTGTCGAGGATGAGCTGATGGCCGATATCTACGACCGTTCCCGGGCGATGGCCATACGCATGCTGGCACCGCGGAGCAAGGGCAGTAAGGGGCTTGAGCTACGCCTGACCAAGTTCGAGCAGGGCGAGTACGACCCGGCGACCGGTGGAAGTCCAACCATCGAGCGCCGCTTCGATGGTTCCGGCATGCGCCAGGACTACGACGTGCGGGTTATCGACGGCTCGCTGATCCAACAGGGTGATGTCGAGATCATCATGTCTCCAGTGCAGCTCGGGGGGCAGGACATGCCGGCGCCGAGGAACGGCGACCGTATCGAGTTCGACGGCGAGGCCTTCAAGGTGGTTTCTGCGAAAGCCTGGAATTATGCCGGCCTGGACATCGGTTTCGTCGCGCAGGCGAGGAGGTAGCGTATGGCCCGTGGCTCTCGCATGCGTCAACGCTACTCGGGGCGCCAGGGCAGCTTCGCTGCAGCGGTGGCGCAGTTCCGCGACCAAGCCTTGGCTGCCGGCGATGCGATCTACCAGCGGATCATGTTGGACATGTCCGTCAAGGTGATCGAGAAATCTCCAGTCGGTGACCCGGAGCGGTGGGCCGCGAACGTCGCTTACCGCCAGAGGGCGAGCGCCGCGGCGGACCGCTACGACGAGAACGTCGCGATTCGCAACACCCTGATCAACCTGAATCCGAGCAACTTCACCAGGAACGGGAAGCTACGTCGAGGCGTGAAGCACGCGAAGCCGCTGACCAAGGCGGAGCGTGACCAGAACTTCGACGTCAACGGGATGGTGGTCGGGCGCGGGTATGTTGGCGGGCGCTTTCGGGCCAACTGGCAGTTCAGCATTGGCACGGCCGCACAGGGGGAGATTGATGACGTCGACCCGACTGGCAGCAAGGCAATTTCTGCAGTGACCGCTGGGGTCCAGCCGCTGAAGCTCGGTGATACCGCCTACCTGGTGAACAACCTGCCGTATGCGGTACCGCTGGAGTACGGGCACTCCAGCCAGGCGCCGGCTGGCATGGTCCGGGTGACCATCGCCGAATTCCAGCAGATTGTGGAGGCCGCCGTCAGGGCGAACCAGGTATGAGTCACGAGATCATTCAGCAACTGTTCGAGGCTCGCCTGGACGTCTGGGCGAAGGCCAAGGGAATCCCGGTCGCGTACACGAATGTGGCGTTCGAACCGACGCCGGGTGCCATCTATCTACGCTGCTTCACGCTGCCCGCTGGCACTACCAGTAGCGACTTGGGCGGCTACCACCGGGGCTTCACAGGTGTGTTCCAGATCAGCATCGTGGTCCCAGGCGGGCAGGGCACCGGCGTTGCCGCAGACATCATCGCCGAGTTAGGTCAGCAGTTCCCTCTCTACAGCGAGTTGTCTCGCCCCGGTTTCTCTGTGCAGGTGGTGAGTCCACCAGCGCCGGGACCCTGGATATCGGGGGACATCGTCGATACCAAACCAGTCTCCATCGGCTATCGCGCCGACATCTTCTGATCGCCCGCATGGGCACACCAGCACCCGCCATGAGCGGGTTTTTTCATTTCCACACGAGGAAAACTCCATGTCCGCAAGCCTCCCCAACGGCGCGCTGCTGGCCATTGCTGCCACCTACGGCCCGGCTATTCCGGTTATCGCTGTCTCCAACGCCAAGCCAGCGGTTGCTACCGCAGATGCTCACGGCCTGCTGGTCGGTGACGTCGTGTCGCTGGTGTCCGGCTGGACCGGCCTGAACGGCCGAGCCGTCAAGGTCGCAGTTTCCACCGAGGACACCTTCTCCCTGGGCAATATCGATACCACCGATGTGATCCGCTACCCGGCCGGCGGCGGTATCGGCTCGGCGAAGAAGGTCCTCACCTGGCAGCAGATCCAGCAGGTGATGAACCCGACCACCTCCGGCGGCGAACAGCAGTTCGTCCAGTACCAGTACCTCGAGGACGATGACCAGCGCCAGTTGCCTACCTTCCGCAACGCTCAGTCGTTCTCGATGCCGATCGCCGACGACCCCAACTTGCCGCAGTGGGCGGTGATTGAAGCGGCGGACCAGAGTAAAGCGCTGCAGGTGATCCGCCTGACGCTGCGCAACGGATCGGAGGTTTTCTACAACGGCTACGTCTCGGTCAGCGACACCCCGACCCTGAACGTCAACGAAATCATGACCCGGACCCTGACCATCGCTCTCGATGGCCGCCCGGTTCGCTACAACCCTGCCCCCTAAGGAACTGTCATGGCGAAGAAGTTCAGCATCGCGCAGGCCCCCACCTTCGAATCCAGTGTGGAGATTCCCCGCCTCGGCGGGGAGTCAATCAAGGTGCCATTCACCTTCAAGTACCTGGATCGTGAAGCCCTGGCTGACCTCTACAGCAGTTGGGGAGAGCGGTTCGAGCGCCTGGTCGAGGAGACTCGCGAGCAGTCTCTGGAAGCGTTCGCCAAGGCTCAGATCGACCTCCAGGTCGAGCAGGTACAAGCCGTTGTGGCCGGGTGGGGGTTCGACGAGGCGTTCACCGAGGCCAACGTCCGGCTGCTGGTGTCCTCCCTGGTGAGCGTGCCCGAGGCCATCCTCGAGGCCTACCAGAGCGCCTACAGCAGAGGGCGCTTGGGAAACTGAAGCGCGCCGCACAGGAACTCTATCGGCCTGTAGCCAGCCCCCAGGAGCTGGCGCAGTTCGGATTGTCTCCAGATGACTTCGACGAAAGCGACGAGCAGATGGAGCTTTGGCCCTGCAACTGGACGGCATTCATCGTCTTCGAGGCGATGAGCACCCAGTGGCGGGCTGGCATGTGTGGCGCAACAGGCCTGGACTACACCGCATTGCCGGTGGTGATGCAGATGTGCGGCGTAGCCGCTGGTGAGCAACCCGCGGTATTCGCGGATATCCGGGTGATGGAAGACGCTGCGCTGAAGGCCTTCCGCGAGCAGAGGGAGTCGGGATGAGCAACTTCGCCGAACTGGGCATCAAGGTCGATTCGAGCCCGGCCGTAAAGGCGGCCGAGGACCTCGACAAGCTGGTCGACTCCGCCGATCAGGCCGAACAGGCAATCGACAACCTGTCCGACGCCAGCAAGGGCCTCGAGCAGGCCACCAAGGGAGTGTCGCGCGCGGAGGAGGACGCTGCCCGCAGTGTCGACAGGGTGGCCGGTGCGCGTGAACGCCAGGCTGCTGCCAGCCGGAAGGTATACGACAGTGCCGCTGGCGAGATATCCATCATCAGCCAGTTGGAACGGGCGCTCTCCGGCAACGTCGCCAACATCGACGATCTGATTCGCGCCGAGAGCTTGCTCGAGCGGGCGCGCAAGGCCGGCCTGACCACGCTGCAGGACGAAGCGCAGTATCAGGATCGCCTGGGTGCGGCCTATGACCGGTTGCAGAAAGCGGAAACCAAGGAGGCCGCCGAGAAGCAGCGCCTGGTCGCGGCGCAGAACCGTCAGATCGAAGCGATGCAACGCACGGTCAACAGCATCGATCCGGTGACCGCCGCGTTGGCCAGGCTTGAGAAGCAGGAAGCCGCGTTGCGTGGGCTGCGCGCCGCCGGCGGGCTGGATGACGCCGGATTGGCCGCAGGCCTGGAGAAGATCGCGGCGAAGCGGCGGGACATCGAAGGGACCGGCGGCGCGATCAACAAGCTCGGGCTGACCAGCAAGGAAGCGCGCGAGAACGTGCTGCAGTTGGGTAACGCACTCTCCACCGGTAACTGGCGGGTCGCCGCCCACAACATCGCCGAGATCGGTGTGAACGCCGGCGGCGTCGCTCGCGGTGTTATCGGCGTCCTGGCCCCGATTGGGCTGCTGGCAGCGGCGATCGGTGGTGTGACTGCGGCGGCGTACCTGGGAAGCAAGGAACAGGGCGAATACAACAAGGCGCTGATCATGACCGGCAACTACGCTGGTACCAGTGCCTCTGGACTGGGCGAAATGGCGCGCCAAGTCAGCAATACGGTTGGCACGACCGGAGCTGCTGCCGAAGTGCTGGCCACCCTGGCGGGCAAGGGAGACTTGGCCAGCGAAAGCTTCGTTGCCATCACTCAGGCCGCGCTGTCGATGGAAGAGGCGACTGGCCGCGCGGTGGGGGATACCGTCGCCGAGTTCGTGAGGCTGGGAGAGGACCCTGTGAAGGCCTCGAAGGCCCTGAACGAGCAGTACAACTACCTCACCGCATCCGTTTACTCGCAGATCAAGGCGCTGGAGGAGCAGGGGGATCACGCCGGCGCGGTGAAGCTGGCGACTGAGGCCTACGCTGACGCAATCAACCAGCGGACCCCGAAGATTCTGGAGAACCTGGGTTGGATTGAGCGTGCTTGGGATGGAGTCGCACGTGCTGCGAAGCGCGCGTGGGATGATGCCAAGAGCATTGGTCGCCAGGACATCGACTCCCAGATCGCCGACGTGGAGCGGCGCCTTGCCCAGCTCGATCAAGGTGGTTTCGGCCTGGTCGGCAACCGCGACGAGAGCCGGAACCGCCTGCGCGAAGAGCTCGGCATGCTCCGCAAGCGGAAGAAGGCGATGGAGGACGATGCCAGAACCGCCGGCGAGCGCGCTCGGGCTGAACAGGCCGCCCAGAATGCTATTGACCGGATCGACGCTCGTTCCAGGGCGGCGCTGACCAACCAGCAGAAGCGCGCCAAGGAGTTGGAGCAGTACAAGAAGGATCTACAGGCGATCCGCGAGGTGAACCCGAACGATGACCGCCTGCAGCAGGCGACCATCGATCGCGAGATCGCCAACATCAACGCCAAGTACAAGGACCAGAAGGGCTCCGCCGGTTCGGTGGACCTACGCGCGGCCAACGCCGCGAAGAACAGCTTGGCCGAGATCACCGCGACCTACCGTAACGCGCAAAAGGAATTGGAGGCATCCCAACGCGCAGGCGTGATCAGCGCGGAAAGTTACGCGCAGCAGCGCATCTCGATCATCCAGCAGGAGCGGGATGAGGTCACCCATGCCTACGAGCGTGAAATCGCAGAGCTGGAGGCTGCCAGGGCGAAGCAAGGAACCTCGGCAGCCCAGCGAATCCAACTCGACCAGAAGATCGCCGACGCCAGGTCGGCGCTGGTCAAGGCGCAGCAGGACGCCGATTCACAGCTCGACCAAATCGAACTCAGCGAGCAGGGGAGGCTTCGGCGACAGGAGCAGTCGGTGCAGCGCTATACGCAGGCTCTGCAGGCCCAGGTCGATGCGTTGCGCCTGGAGGGCGAGCGCGCTGCGGCCGGTGTCGGCATGGGCGGACGAGAGCGGTCCCGCTTCGAGCAGTTGAACAGTCTCGACGACCGCTACAACCAGCAACTGATGGACCTGGAGAACCAGCGCTCCGATCCCAGTCGGCAGATGTCGGACGAGGAGTACGAAAAACGTCTGGCGGTGCTCAGGAAGGCGCATCAGGACCTGCGGGACACCGTGGTCAGCAACTACGACCAGATGACCACTGCCCAGTCAGACTGGGGCAACGGAGCGAGCGGAGCCTGGAACGACTATCTCGAGAGCGCCAGGAATGTCGCAGGGCAGACACATGACCTGTTCACCAACGCCTTCCGCGCTATGGAGGATGCAGTCGCTACCTTCGCCACGACCGGCAAGTTGTCGTTCTCCGACTTCGCCAAGAGCATCCTGGCCGACATGGCGCGGATTGCAACGCGCGCCGCTGCTTCGCAGGCCCTTTCGTCCCTCTTCGGCGGCTTCTTCGGCGGTGGAAACGCTGCCGTGCAGTCGGGCGTCGACAACCTGGTGAGCAACAGTGGGCTGTTCGCCAACGGTGGCGCGTTCGCCGGAGGCGTGCAGATGTTCGCCACCGGCGGGGCCTTCACCAACAGCGTGGTCAGCACGCCAACCGCGTTCGGCATGAGCGGCGGCCGCCTGGGTGTGATGGGCGAAGCGGGGCCAGAGGCAGTGATGCCGCTGACCAGAACCTCATCCGGCGCCCTCGGTGTGCGCGCTATGGGCGGCGGCGGTTCGCAGATCAACGTCGAGGTGAACATTGCCTCGGATGGTTCGGCCAACGTCTCCAGCAGCCAGCCTGGCCTGGACCAGTTCGGTCGCGACATCGGGACGTTCGTCGAGCAGAAATACCGACAACTCCTGGCGCGGGATCTGCGGCGTGACGGTGCGATCGGCCGGGCCATCAACGGGTAGAGCACATGGCAATCGAAACCTTCACTTGGGCCACCGAGAGCGGTGGCGAGGGCGACATAACCTTCGCCACCAGGTCCGCGCAATTCGGTGACGGCTACAAGCAGTTGGTGAGCGAAGGTCTGAACAGCAAGTCCCAGAGCTGGCCGGTGTCCATCACCGGGCCGGCGGCGACCATCAAGGCCGTGATGGACTTCCTGGACCGCCACGCCGGAGCGCGTGCATTTCTCTGGACGCCGCCCCTGGGCGGCCTGGGCTTCTACACCTGTGCGGGCTACCGGCCCGTCAACCTCGGCGGCCGGGTCTACCGGTTGACCGCGACCTTTGAACAGGCATTCCATCCATGACACTGATCACCGATATCCAGAAGCTGGAGCCGGGCGGCGAGGTCGTGCTGTTCGAGCTCGACGGCAGCGACTTCGGCGCCGACGTGGTCCGGTTCCACGGTCACGCTATCCCGCACAGTCCGCAGGAACTGGCCGCTGCCGGCGCCAACGCCGACCAGTTGCCGGCGAAATCGATCTGGTGGCAGGGCCACGAATACGCGGCCTGGCCGGTGCAGATCGAGGGCATCGAGGCCAACAGCGATGGTACTGCGGCGCGGCCGAGCTTCACCGCCGGCAACGTCAATGGCCGGATTACGGCGCTCTGCCTGGCGTTCGAGGACCTGCTCCAGTTCCGCCTCACCATCCGGACGACGCTTGCGAAATATCTGGACGCGGCGAACTTCCCAGGCGGCAATCCCGACGCTGATCCCTCCCAGGAGATCGTCGAAATCTGGTACTTGGACCAGAAAACCAGCGAGGACGGCCAGTACGTGGCCTGGGAACTGGCCTCGCCAGGCGACGTTGGCGGCGAGCAGGTCGGCCGGCAGATGACCACCCTTTGCCACTGGGCGATGACGGGCGGGTACCGCGGGCCCGACTGCGGCTACACCGGCCCGTACTTCGACATCGACGGCAACCCCACCGATGATCCAGCCCGGGACGAGTGTGATGGCTGCCTGGGCACCGGTTGCATCCCGCGCTTCGGTGAAGGGAACCAACTGCCCTTCGGCGGCTTCCCTGCCGTCTCGATCATCGCCAGGAGCTGACCATGCTCAAGCACATCCTGTCTGCCGTGCAGAAGCATGCCGCGGCAGAGTATCCGCGCGAGTGCTGCGGACTGATCATCCGTTCTGGCCGGAGCCAGCGATACGTTCCCTGCGAAAACACCGCTACCGACGCCGGCGAAGAGTTCCGCATCGCACCGAAGGCGTATGCCGAGGCAGAGGACCAGGGCGAGATCGTCGCCGTGGTGCACAGCCATCCCGATGCCACCAGCCGACCGAGTGCCGCAGACGTCGCTATGTGCAACGCCTCGGGCCTGACATGGCACATCCTGAGTTGGCCGGAGGGCGACTTGCGTACCATCGAGCCCGTCGACCAGGTGCCGCTGCTCGGGCGCGCCTTCGTGCATGGGGTGCAGGACTGCTGGCAGGTCTGCGCCGACTGGTACCAGCGGGAGTGGGGCATCGAGTTCCCGCACTTCGAGCGTGCCGATGGCTGGTGGGAGCGGGCAGACGGTCCGAGCCTCTACGAGCAGCAGTTCGAGGGGGCCGGTTTCATCCGGGTGGACCGGCCGCAGCGTGGCGACATGATCGTGATGGCGGTGGGGCGCACCGCGCACCCGAACCATGCCGGGATATACCTGGCGGACGACCCATCACTACCTGGCGAGGATGTGCAGCACTTCGGCGCCGGGCCTTTCCTGCTGCACCACCTGTATGGGAAGCCCTCAGAGATCATCGTGTTCGGCGGGCCGTGGTTCGATCGGATGCGACTGGTGCTGCGGCACTGGGGCGCGAAATGAAGCGGCTGTGCCGCGGGAGGAGAGTATGCAGCAGCGCTATCTGCTAACCATCCATGACCTATTTACGGTGCGCGATGGCGTGCGGTGCGGCGGCGAGGCGTTCGTGGCAATCCTCGACGATCAGGATGAAATCGACCGCTTGAGATTCGCCGGCATGACGAGTCCAGGTAGCGCTGGGTATCGTCGTAGCTATTCCGGGAGGCCTGGGCTCACCGCACGACTGGTTTCTGGTCCAGGGCGTATCACCTTCGAAGCGATCAGCTCGGCGGCGTGAGTCCGCCTAAAAAATCATCGGTGCCAAGGCGGTGTGAACCAACGTCGGCCGCTATTTTGTTCGCCGGGTTTTGTGCATTCTGGATGGGCGAGAAAGACAGCGGTTGACAGGGCAGGGGCTACTCCTACTAATCCATTTTCTTTTGACTTCCGGCTCTTCGTGCGAGTTCTACAGCAAATTCCGGATCTTCCTTCATCTTCGCCAAGCCCCAATCTATAGCTTCCCCGATCAGATCATCAAGAGACTGCCCAGTACGGACCGAAATCTCATCAAGCCTATCAAGAATTTTCTTCTTGAGGACCAACTGCATCTGAGCACCACCTTCCGTCTCAAGGATCAGAGAGACTGATTCAGGCTCGTCGTCATAATCCTGAAGCACTTCCACGGGCACATCCAGGGCCTTTGCCAGCTTCACCAGGGCGGTCATGCGTGGCTTAGACACTCCTGTCTCGTATCGGCCGATTTGGGGGACGCTGATGCCAGAAGCCCGAGACAGGTCTTTCTGAGTCATCTCGGCGTCTGCGCGTAGTCGTGCGAGCTTGGCAGGGAAACCCTTTGGGTGGTGCATGCTAATTCCAAATCTTCTGACTGAGCAATGATGTATTCGAAACACTCTTCCTGCAACAGGTGATGTCTAATGATGTTGACAGTGTATCTGTAAATGATGCCTAATGATGCCTTGTGATTGTTAAGGAGGTTTTTCTAGAAAGGCGAAAGCAAAGCTCGATACCCGCTGAGCTTGATACCTGCGGTGAAGACGCCGGCAGAGGAAGAGGCGAAAAAGAATCGTCGAAGCCTCAACGCCGAGCTGGGCTTGCTGATAGAGGAGGGCCTGAAATGGCGCGAAATGCAGAAAACGCAGGCAAATGCCTGAAATGAAGAAGCCCCAGGTGTTGGCGCACCCAGGGCTTCAGGGAAACGTCGAAATCTACGAGGAAACCAACGTCATGCACGATCATAGCACAACGACTGCTCAGGTCATCCCGTTCCGCCAGAAGGAACTCCTGCTGGTGGGCAATGCAGGGGAGCCCTTCGTGCCGATGAAGCCGGTGGTGGAGGGCATGGGGCTGGCCTGGCAGAGCCAGCACCGCAAGCTGATGGCAGGGCGGTTCGCCTCAACCATCACCGAAATGGTGATAGTTGCCCAAGACGGGAAGCAGCGTGAGATGACCTGCCTCCCGCTCCGCAAGCTCACCGGCTGGCTGATGTCGATCCACCCGAACAAGGTCCGCCCGGCGCTGCGCGAGGGCATCATCGCCTACCAGAACGAATGCGACGACGTGCTCTGGGCCTACTGGAACGAGGGCGCCGCTGTTCGGCGCGATGACCGGACCGCGGCCAGCGTACTCGCCACCACAATCGGAACCGATGGCTTCCACTGCCTGGCTGCCGTCGTCAATGGCAAGGTGCGGCGCCTGCCGTCGGCGATTCGCCGAGGCGCCAAGAACCACATCTGGAGCCAAGTACACAAGGCGTTCAGCGTCGTGACCGCCGAGGACATCCCGGCCGACCAGTTGGACAGCGCGCGGAACTTCATCGCCGCCTACGCCTTGGAGGGCGAGTGGTTGCCGAAGGATAAAGCTGCGTCGGCCGTCGACACCTGCTCGTGGTCGAACATCGCGTTTCTGGTCGACTGCGTGGAGAAGTGCTGGAAGATCGTTGAGAGCCGTCGCCTGGCCACTCACCTCAGCGGGCTCGGTTGTAATGCTGGCGTCGAGTTGGCGGGCTTTCTGTGGGATGGGCTGGGTTCCGCAGCGCACGTGAGGAAGCACTGTGCCAAGCAACTGAACTGGTCGACGCGGGCTTCGGCATGAGCATGGAACTGCTCATCCTAGGGTATGGGCCGTAAACGGCATGGAGAGGGCGCCTTCAGGCGCCCTCTCTGTTTCTGCCGAATGAGCCCTGGGTCTTGATGCTGGCTATTTGGTATCCTCCGCCACAATTATATTGTGGAGAGTCGTATGGATGCCGACGAAAAGAAATGCCCCTTCTGCGCTGAAGTAATCAAGGCTGAAGCGATTAAGTGCAGGTACTGTGGCGAAGCACTTAATGAGGAAGTAGGGCTGCCGCAAAAACTTCAAAAGCCCACTATGGGGGCAGCAAAAAAAGTCCTGATCTGTTTAGTGCTGCTACCAATAGGTGCTCTGGTGGCTCTCCTGATTCTTGGTGCAGTTCTAGAAAGCACAGAGACCCCTGAGTCCAGGGATAAGGATAGGGCTCGAGTAGCTATCGATTTGTGCTGGAAAGATGTTGATGATCGACTTTTAGACATGTCGGCTAGGCGTTTCGCTAAGTCGGTATGCCAGAAACTGGCTGCTGATTATGAGGCGAAGTACGGCCGATCATCCTTCATACGGAAGGAATGAATAATCGCATAAACCGCCTCCGGGCGGTTTTTTATTACCTGGAGAAACACATGTCCACCGCAGCGCACCACACTCCGATGACCACCATCAAACTCTACGGCGCGCTCCGGCAGTTCGGTCGGGAGTACCGTATGCTCGTCGGGTCGACTGCGGAAGCGATCAAGGCCCTGTGCGTGCAGATTCCTGGCCTCGAGCGCTTCCTCGCCAATGCTCACCTGCGAGGTATGGAGTTCGCTGTATTCCGTGGGAAACGGAACATTTCCCAAGATGAGCTGCAGTTCGGGGGCGCCGAGGAAATTCGCATTGCTCCGGTCATGCGTGGCCGGAAGCGTGGCGGGTTGGTGCAGACGATAGTCGGGGCTGTGCTGATCGCTGCTTCCTACGCTTTTCCCGTCATAGCCCCGTATGCGCTGCCTGCAGGGATAGGGATGGTTGCAGGCGGCGTCATCCAAATGCTCAGCCCCCAAGCCCAGGGCCTGAAGCAGAGCGCGGCGCCGGAGAACTTGCCCAGCTACGCCTTCGGCAGCGCCAGAAACACCACCGCCAGCGGGAACCCGGTACCGATCTGCTACGGGAAGCGCCGCTGGGGTGGGGCGATTATCTCGGCTTCAATTTACGCTGAAGATAAGTCCTGAGTTTCTATCAGAAATTAACTTTAACTTTAGAGGGCGGATGAGTCTGGGTTGCTTTCTATGTAGGCTGAAAGTTCGTCTTTTACCTTGAGGCCAGCGGCCTTTGTTGTGCCAGGTCCACTATGTGGAATGTAATAGGTGTCAATTCCGCGAGGGTCTTTAAGGCGTTGATGTGTGTCGAACTCTGATGTCCAGGGTAATAATATATTTCCTTTCTTAAAGTCGGACTTTGTTTTTCCAGTCTCTAGATAGAGCTCTATTAGTTCTCCGGAGCTGTTGGTGATGGTGGCTTTTCTGTTTTTCTTCAATTCCTTAGCCGTTTTTTCGTCAAGTGCGTATTTTAAACTGACGTCTAGGGAGTCAATTTTGTCTGGTGATACAATTAAGACTTGTTTTGCTCCTTTCGAAGCCAAGTCAAGAATACGTCCGAACTCGGCATCCCTTTGGATGTATTCTTCGCTGTGAAACTTCATTTTACTTTCCTTGCTGTTAAGAAATTTGCTTGATAGTGCAGTGTCGAAATTACATCCCTGTGATGGCTGCTGGCTACTGCTAATGCATACAGTTTAATTGGCCTTTCAGTCCGCGAGAGCGGACTTTTTTTTGCCCGGAGGAAAGCATGGGCACAGAAAACCAGCACCTGGCCGGTCGCAAGGGCGGCAGTAGCAAGCCGAAACAGCCGGTCGAGGCACCCGACAGTCTGCGCTCGGTCGCGACGGCCAAGATCCTGCTCGCCGTGGGCGAAGGCGAGTTCGCCGGTGTTCCGAGCGAGCGCGATATCTACCTCGACAACACCCCACTGATGGACCCGAGCGGTAACCTGAACTTCCCCAACGTTAAGTGGGAGTGGCGCGCGGGGGCGGTGGACCAGGACTACATCCCTGGCATCCCTGCCGTTGAGAACGAAACCAGCGTCAACGTCGAGTTGCGCAGCGATACGCCCTGGGTGCGCTCGCTGAGCAATACCCAGCTTTCCGCAGTGCGTCTGCGCTTCGCCTGGCCAGCGCTCCAGCAGCAGGACACCAACGGCAACATCGGCGGGTACCGGATCGAATATGCCGTAGATCTGGCCACCGACGGCGGCGCCTATCAGGAGGTGCTGCGCGAGGCCGTCGATGGCAAGACCACCACCCGCTACGAGCGTTCCCGCCGGATCGACCTGCCGGCGGCCACCAATGGCTGGCAGGTGCGCGTCCGCCGCCTGACGCCGAATCAGAACAACAACCGTATCGCCGACACCATGCTGGTCGCCGGCTACACCGAGGTGATCGACGCGAAGCTGCGCTACCCGAACACGGCCCTGCTGTACGTCGAGTTCAGCGCAGAGCAGTTCAGCAACATTCCGGCTGTCACAGTCGACTGCCGCGGGCGGAAGGTCCAGGTGCCGAGCAATTACGATCCGGAGACCCGGGCCTACCTCGGCATCTGGGACGGCACGATGAAACAGGCCTGGACCGACAACCCGGTCTGGCACACCTACGACATCGTGACCAACGATCGTTTCGGTGTGGGTAAACGCATCAAGGCCTGGATGGTCGATCGCTGGGAGATGTACCGGATTTCCCAGTACTGCGACCAGTTGGTGCCGGATGGGAAGGGTGGTCAGGAGCCGCGACACACCTGCAACCTGAACCTGCAAAGCCGCGCCGGGGCCTGGGAGTTGCTGCGCGACCTCACCGCTATCTACCGCGGCATGGCGTACTGGGCCCAGGGCCAACTGAAGATCCAGGCGGATATTCCGCGCGCCACCGACATCGATTTCGCCTACACCCGGGCCAATGTCATCGACGGCCGCTTCAGCTACGGCTCGGCCAGTGAGCGCACTCGCTACAGCCGTGCCTTGGTCAGCTACGACAATCCGGCGAACAACTACGACACCGACGTGGCTGTGGCCACCGATAAGCGCCTGCAGCGGCGTTACGGCGACAACCCGGTCGAGGTGGCAGCCATTGGCTGCACCCGCGAGAGTGAGGCCCAGCGGCGCGGAAAATGGGCGATCCTGACCAACAGCCAGGATCGCACGGTAACGTTCCGTACCGGGATGGATGGAGCGATACCGCTGCCGGGATGGGTGATTCCGGTGGCTGATGCGCTGTTGGCTGGACGGGAGATCGGCGGGAGGATCTCTGCGGTTGCTGGCCGAGCGATCACCTTGGATCGTGACACCCAGGTGAAAGCTGGCGACCGGCTGTTCCTGAACCTGCCCAGTGGTAAGGCTGAGGCGCGAACCGTGCAGTCGATCGCCGGGCGCGCGGTGACCGTGACGACAGCCTACAGCGAGACCCCGCTACCGGAACTGGTCTGGACCCTCGATGCCGACGACCTGGCGGTGCCGCTCTACCGTGTGATGAAAGTCAGCCAGCCGGAGCGCGGTGTCTTCGAGATCACTGCGCTGCAGTACGAGCCCGGGAAGTTCTCAGCGATCGACACTGGCGCCAAGTTGGAGAGCCGGCCGATCAGCGTTATCCCGATCACCACCGTGGCGCCGCCGGCGAGCGTCACGCTGACCTCGCACTACCAGTTCGATCAGGGGTTGGCGGTCAGCACGATGACCATCGCCTGGCCCCCCGTGGAAGGGGCTGTCGCCTACGACGTGGAGTGGAAGAAGGACAGCGGCAACTGGATCCGCCTGCCGCGTGCCGGCGCCACCAGCGTCGATGTGACCGGCATCTACGCTGGTGGATATCTGGCGCGAGTGCGTGCGGTGTCGGCGTTCGACATCACGTCGGTCTGGAAGAGTTCGATCCTGACCCAGCTCAGCGGTAAGACCGGCGCGCCGCCGGCGCTGGCGTTCCTGCGTACCACCAGCGGACCCTGGAAGATCGGCCTGGAGTGGGGATTCCCGGCCAGTGGCGCGGCGGACACCGCCTACACCGAGATCCAGCAGTCGGTCACCCCGGGCGGCAGCGAACAGAACGCAACTGCCCTGGGCTTGTTCGCGTACCCGACCGACACCCATACGCTGACCTCGCTGGCGGCCGGTGCTCGCCTGGCCTTCCGCGGGCGGCTGATCGACCGTACCGGCAACGTCGGCCCCTGGTCGGCCTGGGTCGACGGCATAAGCTCGACGGATGCGAGCGAGTACAACGGACTGATCACCAAGGAGTACGTCGAGTCCGCACTGGGCGAGCAGTTCTTC